GGCCCGCCAGCGAGTACGCCTTGAACGTCGAGTCGATGGTCTGCATAATGCCCTTCGACGGGTGGCCCGCCTTGGCATTGCTGTCCCAGTTGTTCTGCGCGTGCGGATTACCGCCGGACTCGTGCATGGCCATCGTGTTGACGTACTTCTCGTTCGACGATGTGTCCTGGTGCAGGATCCCGAGCGCGGACTTGATCCACCCCTTGAGGTTGCCGGTCGGCATCGAGCCGGGCACGGACCCGTTGTCGGTGCTCTTGCTGCTGCTGCCGCCCTGCCCTGCGCCCACGCCCGAGCCGACGTTGGCCGCGCCGACCGAGGAGATACCGGCCGCGATGGCGTCGACCTCCTCGACCGAGCCGTACGAGCCGACGTCACCGCCGAAGCCCATGGAGGACAGGCGGTTGGAGTCAGACCCGGCGGTGTCGGTACCGTCGTCGGCGAGGTCGCCGAGGTTGCCGACCGCACCGAGGATGCGCACCGCGTTGGTGAACTCGCCGGACTGGTAGGCGCGGATACGGACCGAGGACCCGGTGTGCGGGGCCTCGATGATCTTCCCGTTGCCGATGCACATCACGACGTGGTGCGCGGGGTTGCCGTTGAACAGCAGGTCGCCCGCCCGCTCCTGGCCGAGCTTGACCGACTTACCGGCCTTCTGCTGCTGCGCGGCCGTACGGGGCAGGGAGACGCCGATCTGCTTGAACGAGAACTGGATCAGGCCCGAGCAGTCGAAGCCCTTCGGAGAGGCACCGCCCCAGACGTACTTCACGCCCAGGTACTTCATGGCGACCCTGATGACCGAAGCGGCCGTCTTGCCCGCACCGTTCGTGCCCGTGGCCACCGCGCCGCTCTTCCCCTTGCCGCCGGTCGCGGACGCCGCGCTGCTGCCGCTGCCCCCGCCACCACCCCAGAGGCTGGACACCAGACCGTAGCCACCACCGATGGCACCACCGATGACGGTTCCCTCGGGACCGAACAGCGTTCCGATGGCAGCGCCATACGCTGCGTCGCCGAGCGTGGCCGACGCAACGTTGATGGCCTTCTTGCCCTTTTTGTTCTTGACGTGCTTGGCCGCGTAGTCACCTGCGGCGTGGATTCCCCACCCGGCCAGACCGAGACCGCCAGCCTTGGCCAGCGGGGAGCGCAGCAGGGCACCGGCACCGGCCATCATGCCGCCGTCGGCTGCGGCTGTACCTGCACCGCCCAGGAGGCTGCCTGCTCCCCCGGTACCTCCGAGCATGCGTCCGGCCATACCGAGGCCGCGCATCATGCCGTAGTTGCCCATGGCGGAACCGACAGCGGATCCGACCATGGAACCCATGCCACCGGCATAACCGATCGCGCTGTCCAGATGGGTGTTCTTCAGGAAGTTCTGGATCGCGGTGCTGAACTCGTTCAGGTACTTCGTCGCGGTCTGGAGGCCGTCGGTGTAGGAGTCGTTGGTGTTGACGGTCTGGTTGCGCAGCGTCCCGGCCCGGTCGGACAGGGACTGCGCGTTCGTCTTGCCGATGCCCCACGAGTTCATCTTGGCGATGGCCGACTTGTCTCCGTTACCGACCTTGTTCATCGTGGACGCGTACGACTGCGCCGAGACGCCATGCATCTGCGCGGTGAGCAGTCCCAGCAGCGCGCTGCGGACCTGCTGGAGCGTGGAGGCGTCCATGGTCGCCGACAGCGACTGCATCATGGCCGAACCCGGGCTCAGCGTCTCGTCGAGCTGCTCCTTGGTCTTGACGTTCTTCAGCGACGGCCAGCGCTGGAGCACCTGCTGGGCGATCTGCTGGGGCGTCTGCCGCTGCCCGCCCTTGATCGTCTGGATGCCGATGGCCTGGTTGGCGTAGTAGGACTTGGCCGTCCACGCGCTGGTCATGCCCTGGACGCGCTGCGCCTCGGAGACTCCGGGCTGGAGGTAGCCGGACGACTTGGCGTAGTTCCAGGCGGTGTTGTAGTTCGCACCGCCCGGGGAGCCCACGGAGGATCCCACGAGGCGCATCTGGGCCTGGGCGATGTCCTGGGTGCTCTGCGCGGTGAAGTTGTTCTTGTACGCCTGGTCGCGCAGGGTGTGCCAGTTGGAGCCCGACAGTTGGGCTGCCTGGTAGGAGGTGGTCTGCATGACGACCTGGTCGTCCATCTGCTTGGTCGACCAGGCGTAGAAGTCCTTGAGACCACCCTTGAACGTGTAAGGGCTCTTGCGCGCACCACTGCCGGAGCCGCTGCCCGAACCGCCGCTGCCGGAGCCGCCCTGGCCGCCGTTGTTGGCCGCTCCGCCACCCTGTCCGGTCTGGCCGGAGAACGTGGCACCGCCACCGTTGGAGGAGGTCGTCTGGCGCTGCTGCTGGCCGCCAGCTCGGGGAGCCGTGGAGGGGGCGCTGGCACCGCCGTTGGGTCGGCCGTGGCCGTAGTTGCTGGTGTTGTTCCAGACGTCGTTGGCGAGCATGCCGAAGCCCCGGGCGCCTGATTGCGACCCGGAGCCACCGCTGTGCCAGCCCTGCCAGAGCCCCTGGGCTCCTCCGCCGACCGTCTTCATCTTGGCGGCGGCCGTCTCCAGCCCCTTGTTCAGGGCCTCGACGTTCTTCGCCAGTTTCGAGATCGCATCCTGGGCCTTGTTCCAGCCCAGGAGCGGTCCCTGTCCTGCCACCGTACCTTCGTCAGCCATTGTCCGCCTCAGCCGTTCGCCTATTGCGCTGCGCCGTAAACCACTTCACCCAGTGCAGGCGCTCCCGCACGGTCAACCGGCGAATTTCGCTGAGGCTCCAAGCCGGGGATAGCTCGACTAGTTGCTCGTATTCGAAGTACGTGTCGAAGTAGTTACAGACCCTGAAACAGATCCCCCGCCGAGATGTAGAGGGGGACCTCCTTTCCGCACGAATCGTGCAGGAACTTCACATCATTGTATTGCGGGCCGGGCTGCTTCTTTTCAATCGTGTCGAGGATCGTCTGGCGGTCCGCGATGCCGAGAGACCGGGCGAACTCCGGATTACCGGAGACGGCATTCTCGGTGCCGTCCGCTTCGACCACGGAAATGAGCACCCGGGAGAGCAGGAGGGTGTTCTGCTCGGAGTCGCTGGTGCGGTCCGCGACGGCCAGGAGGGCTTCCTGGTCACTGCCGACGGGCAGCCGTACGAATGCCTTGCGGTTCTTGCGCAGGGCCACCTCGAAGATGCGGGCGGCGGGGTCTTCCAGGCGCCGGACGGGGATCTCGTCGAGGGTGACGGACAGGCGGAACTCGTCGCCGCAGAACGGGCAGGAGTAGCGGTCCCAGACGATCTCGTCGCCGTAGGTGGCGCGGCGGATCTCCATCAGGAGCATGTCGCGGTCGCCGAGCAGGAGGTTGGACAGCAGGGTGGTGCTGGCCTGCTCGCCGCCCACGGAGACGGTGCCTGCCGAGAGCAGGGTGGCGATGTACTTGCCGAGGCCGCCGGAGCGGGCCTTGGTGAGGGCTTCCTCATCGGCGCCGGTCAGTTCGCGGACGTCGGCGTCGTAGCGGACGGATGCGTAGTCGCCGCCCAGAACATAGCCTCCCGGCAGGCTGAAATTACCGCCTGCCGGGAGGGTGATCTCGGGCTTGGCGACCTGTCCCCCGTTGTCATTCAGAATCGCCGCGATGGCGGCGTTCGATGCGCTCGGGTTGGCGAGGGGGTTGGTGTACCCCTCGGTATTAAGGTCGGTAGCCACTGGTGTTGCTCCTAGTCGAGTCTCGGGAATCCGCTATTAGAAACTAACGGAAGACGAGCCCGTGCTGTTAGCCAACTTGAACTCGAAGCCCTCGTGGGCGAGGGTCATCTGCTGGACGACGATCGCATTGGCTCCGGCGTCGAGGTCGGAGAAGGCAACCGCCGTCGGCCACGCGTTGTAGACGCGGAATGCGGCCTTGGCGGGAGTGTTGCCGGAAGTCACCGGGTGGTCGAGCACCTTGATGTCGACCATGTGCCGGAATTCCTGTCCGGCCTTTCCGTTGCCGGTGCCCTGGATGACGGTGAACAACTGGCGCATCCAGTCCATCATCTGGCTGTCGCCGACCGCGAGGCCCTTGGACAGCGTGATCGGGGCAAAGTCGGACTGACCGGGCATCTTCTGAGTTGTCGTGTTCATTCCACCCTCACGGTATGGAATGACCTCAGTCGTGACGTTCAAGCCCGAAAGGGACATGAAGCCCATGCGGGCGAAGCCCTTGATGCCCGGGTGCTGGATCTGGACCTGGAACTTGAAGTTGCGCAACGGGTCCGTTGCGATGTGCCCCACGGTCGAAGTGGTCGTAGCCATCAGTCAGTTACCTCTCAGGAAGTGGCCGTCGAGTCGGTCGCGGAGGACCCACCCGAGTACTGGCCGATTTCGATGACGATGAATTCGGCCGGTGTCTGGACCGCCACACCGACGGAGATGTTCACGACACCGTTGGCCACGGAGGCGGCGGTGTTGTTCGAGGAGTCGCAGGTGACGAAGTACGCCTGCTCCGGCGTGGTACCGGCCAGCACACCCGTCTGCATCAGGGTGAGCAGGTACTGCGTGATGACCGCGTTGATCTGGTCCCACAGGATCGAGTCGTTGGGCTCGAAGACGGCGAAGCGGGTCGCGTCGAGGATGCCCTTCTTGATCAGCATCAGCGACCGGCGGATGGAGACGTACCGGTCCGGCATGCCCGTCGACAGCGTCCGGGCGCCGTAGATGACAAAACCCGTGCCCGGCAGCGACTTGATCACGTTGACGCCCGCGACGTTCAGAGCGTCCTGGTCGTCGTTGGAGAACCGGAACTCCGTGTCCAGCACGCCCTTGAGGACGGTGTCGATACCGGCCGGAGGCTTCTGCACACCGCGCGAGGCGTCGGTACGCGCGTACTGGCCCAGCACCGCGCCGCCAGGCGGCAGCAGACGGGCCGAACCGGACGCGG